CATTCCGCCCCTTGGGTGTGCCGATAAAGGTCGCCCACCCGTTGTAGTCGGTAAGGCAGGGCCGGATGACCGAGTGCCACGCCGCCGGATCGATGTCGGCATACTCGTCGATGACGACCCCGTCCAGATACAGACCGCGGAGGCGCTCGTAGGCATCGCCCGAGTAAAGGCGCAGCATCGCGCCATTGGGCAGCGTGGCCATGAGGTCGGCCTCGTTGATCTTCACGCCGGGAATCGGACCGAGGAAATTTTTGAGGTAGCCCCACGCGATGTCCTTCGCCTGGTCGCGGGTGGGCGCGAGGTAGGCGTAGCGCAGCGCCGGCCCCGGGCGCTTGTGCGTGAACGAGCGGGCGATCAAATCCTGTATGCAGGCAAAGGTCTTCCCTCCGCGCCGATGCACCACCATGCAGGCCCAGCGTTGCGTGCGCTCAAGGTATGGCAAAAACGGATCGCGGGCCTCGATATGGACCCGGATCATTTGGTTTGCCCGCCGATATGAACCACCACTTCCGTTGTCCCGGTCTGCTCGACCTCGACCTTTTCCCCGTAGCGTTTCGGGGCGAGCTTGCTCGCGACCCACTTGAGCGCGTCGACCCGCAGCCGCCCGATCTGTGCGTCGTGCGAATTGAACGCCTCGTCGAGGATCATGTCCGCGTAGGCATCGGCCTGCTTCTGCCTCGCCTGCGTGTAGTGTTCGGAAAACTCTTTGTTGTTCATCGTCCACTCGATCACCGTGGAAGGCGCGAGCCGGATGTCCCGGCACACGGCGCGGAGCGTCTCGCCATTGGCCATGCGCTCGCAAATCGTGTCGGCGAGTTCTTGGGTGAACTTCGTCGGCCTGCCCTGCTTTCTGTTCGGCTTCGTTGCCATGTTCACAAGGTATCAGTCAAAATTGTCTTGACAAGGATTCTGATTTTCCCCCTCATACTCCCCCTGTGGTTGTTATTTGGATGTCCGTGCATTCTTCTTTTTTCGTTTGGACCTTCGTTTGGACAAAGATGATTTCGACGCTCTCCGGGTCGTCGTCCGGGATGAGGTGCGCGTAGCGGATTTGGTCGATGAGCGGCTTGCAACCGCCCGCGAAGTTGTCTGGATCAAGTAAACGAACGGATTTTCTCTCAATGCGGAGTCGAGTGCGCGGCGGGCGCGGCGCTTCTCCCGGTCGAGGACCGTCCAATGCTGGCCGAGCAGCCGGTTGAGGCTCGGGGTGAGGTATCCCGGCAACTGAAGAGTGAGAGTAAATTCCCGGGCTGGATTCGGTGTATCCGAGTTGTTTGAGTTGTTCATGGGTCCAGTTCATTCCGCGCTGTGGATTTCGGTGTTGCGTTTGAGGTTGCGCGGCCAGCAGGGGCCGAGCGGTTCGGTGAAGGAAAGCTCCTCGAAAAGCACATGGTTCGTCGGCTGCAAAGTGAACCGCCCGTTGTCGAGCGCCACGAGGTAGAACTCCTTCGCCTGGTCGGGCGCCGCGGAATACTGGTCGAGGACCGGCTTGATCGTGAACCACAGGTGCCCGTAATGATCCTGCCCGCCGGCGCGGACCTTGCAGTAAAGTCCCTCCAGATATGGGTAGGACGGCGTGGTGAAGGCTGGCGAATAGCAATCCCAAGTCTGCGCCTGTTTCGCAGTCCAGTTTGGCTCCGGGTGCGGATCGTGCGCGAGGGCGTGGAGCGGGAGCGTGCGGTAGGTCGCCCCGCCGTCCGGGGTCGGGAGCAGCACATGGAACCCGTAGGCTTGCTTCGGGATCGCCTCGATGCCGTAGAGGACGGCCCGTGTGAACCCGCACGGCGGCGAGTGCGTGAAATGGGTGTCCGCGTGAATGTATCGGTGCCCCCCGGGGGGCGGTCCAGAGTAGTGGTGTGTCATGGTGTGAAAAACACGCGGCGGTCCCCGCAGCCCGCTTCATTGAACCGCGGGGCGCCGCGCTCCGCGCACCTGCGCGAAGGTCTAAAAATCATTTTTCCTCCGTTTGGCCTCGATCTCCCGGCGCTCGGGCGTGGCCGACCAGAACCTCCGGCTGGCCTCGCCGATCTCCCGCGAGAGCAGGAGCCACCAGGCTTCCACCCGGTCGCTCCCGCAGGTCTGCTTGCCCCCGGCGACCTGGCTGCGTTTAGAAGTTCTCCTCGGCATCGAGTCGGGCCACGAGTTCGTTGAGTTCCTCCACCGAGATCAGCCGCTTCGCGGGCCGGTCGTCGCCCTCGGGGTTGAGCCACTTCGCCTTGAAGCGCACCTCGCCCTTCCACTCCTCCTCCTCGACCGTGATCCGGCACCGCTGGCCCGCGAACGAGGCCCGCCCGTCGCAGAGCGAGGCGTAGTCCCAATTGATGCCAAAGGCCCGCTCGAGCCGCTCCCGGGTCTTCCGCTCCGCGGCCTCGGTGAGGTATCCCCGCCAGACGATCTCGCGCCCGTGCTGCGGCGACTCCAGATCGTCCACGATGCAGGGCACCCGCACAAACGGGGTTCCGGTGGTCTTGGTTTTGTCCAGCCAGCCGTTGCCCGGGTTCTTCACCTTGCAAAGGTAGGTTCCGGCCTGGTCGATGTATTTGTTGGCCTTCGCGGCCAGTTCATGTGTTGTCATGTGTTGGTGGTGTGTTGGTTGGTATCAGTCAAAACTTTGTATTGCAGGACACGCTGTTCAAATTTTTGCCAGCGCCTGTATTCGCGGGCGGTCATTTCGCCGGCGTTGAAAAGGAAATCGGCGAACCACCCGGCCTGTGTGGCCATGCTCCAGCCCGAGGAATGCGGATGCCGGCGCGCTTCCCAGACCTCGCGGGGCCATGCGGCCAGGCGCTTGCGCCAGTAGGGAAACAAATGTTCCCGAGGGTGACTTGAAAAAAGTTCCAGTTGGGTCATGCGGCCTCCTTTTTCTGAAGAATCAAATCGCGAACCGGCGGCCAGATATCCATGACGCCGAGGCGCAGGATTTGTCCGTTGTAAACGGCGGCACACCAAGATTCCGGCCAGTAATCAACCCGGCAAAGCCAATCTTTACCATCTTGGGCAATGATTTCGCAGGGGGCGCCGGCATGATAGCTGGCGCGACCGTGCGTGACATTGAATGCCATGCATCCGCTCACTTGGCACCGGCCACCGATTTCCGGCCCCTCCCAATCCCAGCAAATTTTCCACATTCTGCGGTGTTCCTGCACCGGGTCTTTCGGTGGTGGAGCGAATAGGTCGAGTTGGATGTTCACTTCCCCTCCCCCACCACCTTGGAAAACTCCACAAGCCTCCGCACGATCGGCTCGCCGCGGTCGGGCGAGAGCATTTTTTTCAGCTCGTCCTTCCCGGCATTCGCTGTCCAAACGATGGGCAGCTCGTGGCTCGTCCGGTGTTCCAACAAATCGAACAGCTCGGTTTCCGCCCGCTCGGTGAATTTCTGCTTGCCGAGATCATCAAGGAGCAACACCTCCGCGCCCCGGCACGCTTCCATGCGCGACAGCGCCGCGGCCTTGACCGCCGGATCGTCGTGCCATTGGTCCGCGCACGCCTTCGCGAACTGGGTCGCCGTGATGCCATGCACCCGGTGCCCCGCGAAATGCAGCCGCCGGAGCAGCATCCAAGCCGCCCGCGTCTTCCCTCGGCCCGCGACCGCCACAAAGCCCAGCCCCCGGGGCGAAACCTGCCATGCCTCTATTTCGCGCAGGAATGCCGCAGGAATGCGTTGCGGGTCGCTGGAGCGGTAAAGTGGCGGGCAGAGTGATTCAAAGCGTTTGAGCAGCCTTTCCGCGCAAATGCGGGCCTCTTCCGCTTCGCACTCCAACCGCTTTTTCTCCGCGCACGACTCGCACAGCACCTCGAAATTGAGGCGCCGCCCAAACACCTCGACCACCCGGCACTCCATCGGCGTGAAACATTCCGAGCAGGCGCGGATTTCCACCACCGGCTCTTGGTTTTCAACGATTTCCTCTATGACCATGACAAATCCCTTTCCTTCGGCGCCGCCGCGGCCAGCGCGGGTTCGGCCTTGTTGAGCCAGTTGACGCAAAACTGGCGGGTCTTCTTGCGCCCGGGCCTCGTCAGCAACCAGGCGTCCATCTTGCGCGACTCGGCCTCGACATCGATGTCCGGGTAGTGCCGGCGCATCTCCGCCCAAAACTCCTCGTCGAGCAGATAGCCCGACTTGCGCCGGGGCGCGGTGACGCGACCAACACCGCCTTCGTCTTCGTCTACGACTCCGTCTTCGTCTTCGTCTCCGTCTAAGTGAGCATTTGCTTGCAGAGGCTTCTCGCCTGCTGGGCTTGTGCCACTCGCCTGCATAGCATCTGCTATGCGTTCGCTATTCGGCTGCGGGTATCTGCTATCCTTTGCTCGCACTTGCTGCCGGAAGTCTAACACCTCCAGATACCGCTTTGTCTCAACGGCGTAGAGAGCGATCAATCCGGCTGACTCAACCTCTGTGAGCCAACGGGAGATGTCGGCCTCGCGGACCTCATCGAGTTTAAGCGGGTAGCAATGCGCCCGGAGCAATGCCGGATTCGCGCTGTAGCGCCCGAAATCATCCACCACCGACATGAGCCGGCGGAAAAACAGCTCGGCCTGCGGCTTGAGCGAGTTGATGCGCTCGCTCGTCAAAATTCCCTCGCGCAGGATGCGGTTAGGCATGGACCGCCCCCCTGTAGACCGCCAGCACCCGGGCATGGGCCTGCGCCCGTTTCGCCTTGCGATAGCACAGATGGTGGATCACGCCGGCCTTCACCGCCGCCGAAAACCTCGCCCCCATCGCGTTCGGGTGCGGCGGCTCGGGTATCCAAGGCCGCACATCCTCGGCGGTGAACTCAGCTCCGTTCCGCGCCAGCCAGCCGATGATGTGGTCGGCGCTCGCCTTCCAATCCTCGGGCGTGTTCCCATCCACCGCAAGGATGCCGCGGTCGCGCAGTTCCACGCCGGTCATTTGGCCTCCTTCTGAACAGCGACCACCCAGCCGTTCCGCTGGCACTTGTTGCAGCGCCCGTAGAGTTCCTGCGGCGTTTTGCCCTTTCGGCACTTGTCGCACACCCATTTCATTTGCCGTCCTCCCAAGGGAATGGGTGATTGCCGACGGGTGCTAAAGGTTCATGTGTTATGCAAGCGTGATAAAGGAAAAACACTTTTCGCCATTGCTCGGCAGCTTTTCTCGCCTCGTCGCGCTCGCGTTCCAATTTGCGGGCGAATTGGGCGGGGACGGTGGCGCAGGAAAAAAAGCCAATGTGCGAGACGGCTCGAGCATCTGTCTCTGGTGTGACCGCCTCTGTGCCCTCTGTGTTCTCTGTGGTCAATCTCATCACGCGGCCCTCCTTTTGGCTTGGGTCAGCTTCAAGATTTCCGCCCCGCGCTGCGCTTGCTCCTCGCGCACGGGCACGCCGAGCTTTCCAGCCCATTCGCGGAATTTCTTCCCGCTCATCTTCCCGCCCAGCGCCTCGACCAGATCGTCCAGCCCGCTCTTGCCGGCGACCGCCGCCGAGACGATCGCCAGCCGGTCGAAATACTCGCTGCCGCTCTGGCGCACGAGCTTCCAGCCCGGCACCTCGTCCCCGAGGTCGAGGCTGACCTTCGCGGCGTCCTTCAAAGGCTTCCACAACTCCTCCTCAAAAACCGCCGCCGCCGCGAGGAACTTGCCCAGCCGATTCGGGTCCGCGGCGATCTCCTGCCGCAGCGCCTGGAGCGACTTGACGCCCTCTACCACCGCCAGCGTGTCGGTCGCCGGAACGGTGCGGGCAACACAAGTATCTGCCTTGCGGCACCAGGAGCAGTATTCACAAGCGGTCGGCTGGCGGTTCGGATCGGTCGCCGAGGCCACCACATCCGCCACGACCGCCGATGCCTGCGCGTGGGTGAACTCCAAGCGCGTGAACTCCCGCTGGTCGCAGAAGAGAAGGACAAAAGTCCAGTTCTCCTCAAAAGTCCGCTCCATGTTGCCCAACGCGTAGGCCGCGGCCTGCTCGTAATACGAGCGCAGAGACCCCGACTTGAGATCGAAACTGATCGCCTCGCTCGCGCACCGGGCATCCTCGGTCCCCTCGTGATCTATGCCGGGAGTGTTAACCTTTAAGTTAACCTCCTCGGCCTCGATGTCCGCGCCGTCCGCGATGTCGCGGGCCGTGTCCACCGCCCACATGACCGCCTCCAACTCCTCGGTCGTGAGTTCCGCCGTCACAGGCTTGCCTTGCAGCAAAGCCCGGAACGCCCCGTCCATCCGGGTGCCCCGCTCCGCAGCCGGTCCCGCGACCGGGTTGGATTCGTAGCACGGGCATTGCGCCAGCTTGGGAAGCGCGGAGTGCCGGATCGTCGCGCTCATGCCGCCTCCTTCACTTCGGTGAACTTTACGACGGCTTCGATGAAGCGTGGCGTGTTTGCCAGCACCCGCTGGATGTAGGCTTGATCCTTGATGTCGCGGAAGGTCTGCCCCTCCCCGACCAATCCCTTCGCCACAAGGAACGAATTCACCCGCGGCTCGTATTCAAAGCACCGCTTCTCCAGTTCCTTCGCCCACTCGGCCTCCTGCGCGGGCGCGGGTTCCGCAGCCACCACCTCGCCTTCCTGCTCCGGCGGGTTCGGAATGTGCTTGTAGCGCACCTTCTTTTTCGGCGCCTCGGCAACCGCCTCCACCTCCGGCTCGGGTAATACCTCCACCACAGGCGCTGTCACCATCGCGGCCACCGCCACCCGCGGCTCGGGCTTGAACTCCCCGACTTCTTCGGGCGTATACATCCCTTGCAGCACGCCGGGGTAGACCCCGCGGATGCCGTCCGAGATGCAACGCGCCCGCAGCATTTGCCGTGGGTAGGTGCGCCAATTGTCCTTGGTCCCGAGGCCCGCGGCCTTCGCCCGCGCCATGTCCCAATCCACCTCCAGAGTCCCGCCCTGCGGATGCGAGAAAACCCCGCTCACCCGTGTGTCGGTGTAGTCCTTCCACTCGACCTTGCCGCCCGCCGCTTGGAACCTCGCCAGCATGGCGTCGGCCTTCAGCGAGGCGCGGCCCTGTATCACATGATACTCGGTGGCCACGCTGCCGGGATGCCGCCCCTCGGCCTGCGCGACCACCATCAAGGCGAGCGCCTGGTCCCGTGTCTTCAACCCGAAAAGTCCGCTCTT